GTACCATTAGAGGTATTTGTACACCTTAACGAAATTTATGAAAAACAAAAAAAGCAATTACCTAAAGCAAACAAACAATTAGTAGGAAAAATACAAGATGAAGTATCTTTATTCTATAGTGGACCAAATAATGATAAGATGCATCAACATAATTTCTTACCTAACAATATATTGCAATGGTTTGATTCTGTTTTTAATCATTATTTATCTTGGAACAAGATAGGACAAAACCAAAGATCAATTAATTCTATATGGGTTAATGAAATGAAAGCTAGTGAATATAACCCAATACATATTCATCAAGGTAAATTGTTTACAGGTCTATCTTCAGTAATGATTATGAAACTACCTAAAGATACAGGTGTTGAATATTCAGCAGTTGATAAACCAATGAATGGTCGATTACAAATAATAGGTTCAGCTAATGGTCAGTTTGCAAAAACAGATTACTCACCCAATACAAAGATAGGGGATTTTTATGTTTTCCCTTATGATATGAGGCATTGTGTTTACCCTTTTAATTCTACAAAAGAAGTAAGACGTACATTAGTTTGTAATGTGGATGTTGATTACAATCCAGTATCTTCAAGAACAGGGTCAGGACAAAACGAATGATACCTAGAATGCCTAGATGGCAAAGTTATGTTGCTACTACGACACAACCTATATTTACACCTGAACAATGTAAGATGATTATAGAAGCTGGTCATGAAGAAGCACCTGAGAAAGCAAAAGTTGGTGGTGGAGAAAAAGGTCAGTATGATACTAAAAAAAGGGTTACTACAATTTCTTGGATTCCTTTTGCTAAACTACCGCAAATGTACAAGGTAATAGAAAACCAACTATCTATTGTAAATCTAAATCATTTTATGTTTGATGATGTAAGACTTACAGAACCAGCTCAGTTTACAGAATATCCTAAAAGAGGTTTTTACGATTGGCATATGGACTTAAATGCCTTTGGTCAAAATGGTGAAAACCCAATAAGAAAAATATCTATGACATTACTATTATCTGATCCATCAGAATTTACTGGTGGTGATTTAATGTTTTCTGAAATGGGTAATAATAAATCTTTACCACTTAAACAAGGACAAGCTATATTCTTTGCGTCATTTTTAAGACACAAAGTTGCTCCAGTAAAAAAAGGTATAAGAAGATCATTAGTTATGTGGTTTGGAGGAACACCTTTTAAATGAGTCAATTACAAAGAAAGATTTTATTTCCTACACCTGTATATTTTAAAGATATTCTTGAGAGTAAAAAATTAAATAAATATCTTTTTACACAAATAAAAAAATGGAAGAAAAGTGATCCTAATGGTGAGATAAAAACAAATTCAGGTTTTGGTTGGCATAGTAAAACTAATATGAATGAAAAAAAAGAATATCACCCACTTGTAGAAGAATTATTTAAAATGGCTTATGAATGTAATAAAGATTATGGAATTGAGGGTAAATTAGGATTAGGTAATATGTGGGCTAATATTAATCCTACATACAGTTATAATAAAACACATACTCACCCTAACTCATTATGGTCAGGTGTTTATTATATTAAAGTTCCAAAAAGATCAGGTAAGTTATTTCTAGAAGACCCTAGACCCGGTCCTAATACTTATATGCCTAGAAGACTAGATAATCTTCCTGAACAATTATGGAGGGTTTGTGCTTATGAAGCTGTTGAAGGTCGTATGATCTTTTTTCCCTCTTGGCTTCCACACGGAGTAGATATAAATATGAATACAGATAAAGGTGAAAAAAACTGGAGAGTATCTGTATCTTTCAATTTTATTCAAATATGAGTTTTAAAAAAAACAAATATCAAATTATTCGCAAAGCTATATCTAAAGAATTAGCTAATGTTTGTTATAGGTATCTAGCTATTAATTATAATGCTGATGTTTACTTGATTAACAATAATGTTACTCACGAGGGAAGTGTTTTTGTAGGTAATTTTAAAGACCCACAAGTTCCTAATTCTTATGCAAAGTATGGCGATAGACTTATGGAAAGTTTATTAATGCAAACTATTCCAGTAATGGAAAAAAAAACAGGTTTAAAATTAGTACCAACATATTCTTACTGTAGATTATATAAAAAAGGTAATATTCTTAAAAGACATAAAGATAGACCTAGTTGCGAAATATCAACCACTCTTTTTTTAGGTGGAGATAACTGGCCAATATATTTAGACCCAACAGGAGAGGACACAGTTATAGATGAATATAAAGGTATGATAAAACCTAATGCACCTAAAGGTATAGAGGTTAATTTAAAGCAAGGTGATATGTTGATTTATAGCGGTTGTGATTTAGAGCATTGGAGGAATCCATTTGATGGCATTGTTTGTGGTCAAGTATTTTTACATTATAACCACGCAGATGGTAAATTTGCAAAATCAAACTATTTAGATGGCAGAAAAATACTAGGAGTTCCAAAAAATGTATAACACAATCTATGCGTTAAATTTTAAGTATTGTAAAATCATTAAAAAAACGATAAAAAAAATGCTGGTGGGGGAGTTTTACCACAATACCACCAAACTTCCCTGCCTTATAGAAAAGGATATGAATGAAAGATAAAAAAAATGTTTTAATTTGTATTCCAAGTTTTGATCAAAAAATAAACTTACATACTATATCATCAATTATATCAGTAAGAGATACACTTAATGGAGCTAATATAGGTTGTGGAATGATGTGGTTAAGAGATAGCTTAATAACAAGAGCAAGAAACAAGTTAGTTTCATCATTTTTAAAACAAAAAGAATATACTCATTTATTTTTTATAGATGCTGATATTATTTTTCAACCAAAAGACTTTGTACGAGTTTTATTATTTGAGAAACCAATTGTTACAGCTCCATATCCTTTAAAACACGAAAAACCAATTGAAGATGGTGATGCTAGTAAGGGATATTGTTTTAATTTTCCATTAGGTAAATTTGATTTAAAAGATAATGAAAAAGGTTTTAAAGACGTAAATTATTCAGGTACTGGATTTATGTGTATAGAAAGACATGTTTTTGAAATACTTAAAACAGAATATCCTCAAATAGAATACAAATCTGATATAGTAGCTAAAATTAATCACAAGGATGAAACAGAATCAATAAAAGGTAATAAAGAATATGCTTTCTTTGATTGTGGTATTCAAGGAAATGGTATTTTAAAAGACCCTGAAAATACAAAAAGATATTTAAGTGAAGATTATTATTTTTGTGCATTATGGAAACAACTTGGTGGGGAAATATGGACTGATCTTACTGCTAGTTTAAGACACATAGGATTAAAAGATTATCAACGAGAACCTTTACTAAAAATTAAAAATGAAGAAAAAAATGACTGATGAATCTATTTGGGAAAAAGTTTTGCCACAATTAAGACAAATTGGTGGAAGTCACTATAAACACTTTAAGATACAACCTTATGAATTTATATCTAAAAACAACTTATCGTTTTTTCAAGGTTGTGTTGTGAAGTATGTTTGTAGGTACTTATCTAAAAATAAAATAGAGGATTTAGAGAAAATAATCCATTATTGTCAATTAGAGATTAAAAAACTACAAGATCAAGAAATGGATAATAAGTATAAGGAAAAATAGGGTTTAAACGGACAGAGATATGGTTTTTTTTGCGATTTACATAATTTTAGGTAATAGGTACTCATAGTGTCAAAAAGAAGTTCTTATGGGGTAGTAATTACATATGAAAAGAAATATAAGGGTACAAGCATAGGTAGAAATCCACAATGCAAAAAAACTATGAATAAACACAAAAGAAGATCGTGGAAAAAATATAGAGGTCAAGGTAAATGAGAAAAAAAGGAATTAAAAGAAAAAAGACTACAACTACTGTAGCATATACTGCTCATCAAAGAATTGATGATCACGAAAAACTGTGTAGAATTATGCAGGAAATGACTAACAAAAAAATTGACAGACTAGAGAAAATAGTTATGACTTCAACAGGAATGCTTATATTTGGAATGTCAACAATCATATACAATATACTATTATAGGGGGCTATAATGCAACTTTCAAAACACTTTAAATTAGAAGAATTTACAAAATCAATGACTGCAACTCGTAAGGGAATTGATAATACTCCTGGATCAGCAGATATAAAAAACTTAGAAAATCTTTGTTATCTTGTATTAGAAAAAGTAAGAGCAAAATTTGATAAACCAGTAACCATAACATCAGGGTATAGATCAGAAGCTCTTTGTGAAGCTATAGGGTCTAAAAAAACATCGCAACACGCAAAAGGACAAGCAGTTGACTTTGAAATAAATGGAGTTCCAAACATAAAGGTCGCATATTGGATTGAAAACAATTGCGATTTTGATCAACTCATACTAGAATATTATGATCCCAATGATGGTTCTAAGGGTTGGATTCATTGTAGCTATAACGAGCAAGGTGAAAACAGAAAACAGGTTCTAAGATTTGATGGCAAGAAATATGAGAACGGACTTCCTGATATGAAATGGGAAAAAGGTCAAGTCGTAGAGTAAATTTGCAATTTCAATTATAGATTGATATACCTCTAATACAACTAGGAGGAATATATCAATGTGGTTATCAGCAATTAAATTAGCAATATCAACTGGCAGTAAAATTTACGCAAACAAGTCTAAGCAAAAAGAAGCTATGTCACAAGCTGCACTTTTAACAGCAGAAAAGATGGCTCGTGGGGAGAGAGAATACGAGGGTAAACTTTTAGAAGCAAGACAAAATGATTATAAAGATGAATTTGTTCTTATAATATTATCTGCTCCGATAGTTGTACTCGCTTGGGCAGTCTTCAGCGATGATCCTGCTATGATGGATAAGATAGAATTATTTTTTCATCATTTTGGTAATCTTCCAGTATGGTTTCAAACTTTATGGATAACTGTTGTTGCAAGTATTTTTGGTATTAAAGGAACACAAATATTTAAAAATGGTGGACCTGGGAATAAAGGCAAATAATGAAATGGATTCTTGTAATGAGCTTATGTTCTTTTGCACAGCAAGATTGTAAACCAATTCCTAAAAATGATTTTTTATATAATGATTGGAGTACCTGTATGGAAGTTGGATATATTTCTTCAGTAAAAATTTTAAATGATATTGGAAAAGAAAAAGTAAACAAACTTCAAATTGGCACTCAGATAATGTGCTATGAAACACAAGGAGTAATATGAAAGTAATTGCTATTGGTGATTTACATGACTCACCTAATATAAGAAACAAGTCAAGATTTAGATGGATAGCTAAACATATAAGAAAAGTTAAACCTGATGCAGTTGTACAAATAGGTGATATGATAACTTTAGATAGTTGTACTTATTATATTTCTGATGATAGCTATACAGCAAGAATAGAGAAACCTACTTTTATGAAAGAAATGCAATCTTTTGATGAAGCATTAGAAGAATTTGCTTATGGTTTAAAAGACACTAAGGTTAAAAAATATTATACTCTAGGTAATCACGAAAAAAGAATGTGGAGATACGAAGATAAAAATCCTACTTTTTATGGTATGTGTCAAAAAGAATTTTATGGAATATGTAAAAAGTATAAATGGAATGTTATTCCGTGGGGCGAGTATTTAATGTTAGGTGGTGTTGGTTTTATTCATGCACCAATAAATCCAATGGGAAAAGAATATGGTGGTGAAGCAAGTGAAAGACAAATAGCAAACAAATCAAAAATAGACATTGTATTTGGTCATAGTCATAGAGCACAAGATAATAGAGTTCCAAAAATTAGTGAATCAGTAAATGATTTTACAAGAGTAGTAAACATAGGTTGTGCTTTACCTGATAACCATATTGAAAATTATGCTAAACACAGTCTTACTGGTTGGACATATCAAATATGTGAATTAGAAATTTGGGATAATCACATAATGGAAGTAAACAATATATCAATGAAACAGCTTCAAAAATTATATGGGTAATTATGAAACTTCCAGGAACAATATATTTAGGTCATAGAAAACTTAAAGTAAAAGAAATGTCTAGTAAGACAGCAGATAAAGATGGAGTCTATGGTGACTTTGATGCTTCTAAAGATATTATAAGATTAGATAAAACTCTCACTAGTCCAAAAAAATTAAATACATTAATACACGAAATAGTACACGCAATACTAGATCATTTTAATGCTGAGCTTAAATTAAAAGATGAAGAAAAGGTTTGTGAGGTTTTGGGTAGTGGATTAACAGATTTATTGTTCCAAAACCCTAAGTTAATCAAGTATATTAATGATGTTTACAATACTAATAAAAAAAAGTAATATTATAGAAAACCTCCCTTAGGTAACTTCCCCCATAACTTTTAGCTATGGGGGTTTTTTATTATAGCTTTATTGTTTTTTATTTATGATATATCTAGCTGAACTTTCTTCAGTTATTCGCATATCTTTCAAAATCTTCATATGCTCATATTTATCTCTAGCAGTTTCATATTCTACTTCAGCTACAAATAAACCTTTCATATGTTTTTCATATTCTTCACTAGCAATTGCATTTGTTTTAGCATCTGCGTGACTCATACCTTGATCTCTAAATCTTTTTATTAATCTATTTAAAACAATAGTTTCAAAGTATTTAAACTTCTTAAACATTTTGTTTTTTAAAACTTTATTTTCAGAAGCTGTTTCTAATTCTGCATAAGTTTTATCTGTATCTAATATGTATGTATGATTTTGTTTGCTCATCTTATCTCCTTTTTTTTAGTTAAGTCACAGAAGCCCTACACTAAAACAATTAGTTTGTATTACTATCTATGTTTTTTTAATTAAAGCTAATATTTATTCTTTTCTTTTACTATATCAACCTTAATTATTTCTCGTTGAATATCTTTATAAGTTCTACCCAACTTACTCGCTTTTAAACTAACACCTCCGTGATTATGAATTTCTTGTACATATTCACTATTAGTCTTATTCAGAGTATCAACGAGTTTTCTCATTTGCTCGTTTAACATTTTCTATAGTTATCCTCACTCCTACTGGGGTTGACTTTGACACTTCTTTATGAAGTTTATTATAATCATCGTCAGTTTCCCATTCCAAGTCTTTTATAAGAACATCACCTTTCCATATCCTTAATAAATACTTGTTCATAGATATATATAACAAATATCATATAAATTGCAAATTAAGGGCTAGGGCTACTAGATGACTAATTTACGATTCGATAGTCTAAAAAAAGGGTGTAGCCCTAGAGATACCACTCTGATAATACTCTAAAATGGAGCATCATTGTTGTCAACTTGTTTTTTTGGTTGCCAAGGATTATCAATCTTAAAATAAGGATTTGGTTTTCCCTCCTTATTGATAGCATTTCCAAAAAAAGCTAAGTCATATGTTCCAGCTTTGATAACTATATCCTTTTCTATTTTTACACCATTTTTCTTAAATGTAGGTGCTTTTGGATTGCTAGTTTCATTTTGAAACACATTAAAAAATATTGCTTTTTCTAACATATCGTTTCCTCCTTTCTATTTAATTTTGAGAATATCATTATTATACTCCAAAATCTGATTGATTTTTTCTTACAATATCCCAAGGATCAACACTAAATTTGACGTGTTTTCCTGAGTCATTTACTTGACAAGGAACGTAAGTATTTTTAAGATCATATAAGTATCTACCAATACCCCAAGCAACTCCTGCTCTTTTTAATGAATCTGATATTCCTCCTTTATCAGCTTCAAAGTTAGTATCACCAGCACCATCTGATCTCCATATCCACTCATTATCAAATTTTAAACCTAGACTACAAATTGTTTTTGGTCCGTAAACAGTATGATTACACTGCCAATTAGCACCCATAACTTCTGATAATCTATCCTGTACTTGTCTTACAGAAAGATAAGCAAGTCCTAGTGAATAGTATCTACCATCTTTTTTAGATTTAAAAGTTCTTCCTGGTCGCCAACTTATCTGATTATTAGGAAAGTGTTTTGATAGTTCGTAAAGTTTTTTATCTATTATTTCTTGTTTATTATCGTTTGCCATTGTTTTGTTGCCTCCTCTTTTTGTTTAGTATTAAAATAATAATCATCTGTATTTAACGGAGTAATCATTACTGCTTTTTCAATAGTATCACATATTTTTAAATAGTTTTCAATATTCTTAAATACAGTTATACATTCATTGAAACCTTGTTCTACCTCACCTTGCATTATATCAGCATAAAAATATTTCTTAGGTGTAGCATATAGAATAGAAGTTTTTTTATTATACAACTTAGAGTATAAACATTGTTGTCTAACGTGACTTACACTAGGTTTACTGGGACATCTTAATGTAGCTTTTGTATCTACAATTAAATCTTTAAAACCAAAGTCAGTATAAGAAACTATAGGGTATTCTAATCCATACTCTTTGCCCTCAACAAATTTTTTACCTTGATAATCCTCTATTTGAGTAAGCTGTCTATCCTGTAGTGCTTTTTTAAATTGTTTTGCTATCTCAATAGAGTTGTAAACTTCATCTTTATTATAAGCAAATTTATTTCTTTTAAAGTGCCAATCAGTTATATCTTCTACAGTTTTATGTTCTTTAAACTTAGACTCTCTTTGCATTAAGTAATAAGTAACAAACTCAGAAGTCTTACCTCTTTGCATGGCTGAATTTGTAGGTTGTCTTTTACCAAATCCATATTTAAACAACCAAGCAGACGGATTAATCATAAATTGCTGACCTGAAGAAAAACTATGACAATAATTTTTTTTTACCCAGTTATTCATTATTTAAACCTTTCTATACTTGCATTTATATTTGGTATATTTTTTTTACTATTCTCATTTTCAGGTGTGTACTTAATCTGTAATAAAGATAGTAATTCACTATATTTATATAAAGACTCAGACATATCATGTATTTTTTTTACTATTAAACTAAGATTAGAATCTAAAATCTTCATATCTTTTTCTGATACAATCTTATTTTCATCACATAAAAGTTTATAAGCAGTTTCTAACTTTTGACTTACACTTATAGTGAAATCATCACCCCTTAGTCTTCTTGCTATATCAAGTGTAATGTCTTTACTATCTGATAATCTAGCTAATTCACCTGTAACATTTTCTTTTTCACTCATTAATTGCCTCCTTGTATTTTGTATAATATTCTCATTAAGTTTAATGATTTCCTGTCTTCTTTGCTTTTGTTTACACTACAATTAGCAACAAACAAAAAAGTTAAAATTAACAATAATCTCACAATAAACCTAAGCTCTTTTTGTATTCTACTATAGTTTCTCTTGCATTTTTATCATCAGGTTTTACTTCTAATATTGCAACACAATCTAAAAAATTATTTGTAATTTTAAGTTGTGCCTCAATATTTTTTATTTGCTGATCGTAATTATTCATTAATACTTTTAGTACCTCATTATGTTCTTTAATAAGTTCAGGATTAGTTTTTTCTAATTGTTCCATAAGTTTAAGAACCTTTGCACTTTGCTTATGGTATTTAGAAACTTCCTGAGTAGAAAAGTATTTAGTTATTGATTGAAAATTACTTCTTACATCAGATAATGTAGTTTTATTTGACATACATTAACCTTTATAATGTAATAATTTAAAACCAAAATCTTGCATACATTTTCTAGTAAAAGCACCTTGTCTTTTAATTAAAGAAAAAGGTGGATTCTTTTCCCACATATCCTCACAAGTAGCTAAGTAATAATAGTATTTACCAGCTAAATTTTTACCTGTATGAGGATCTCTACTAGCTTCAGGGTTTATCTTAGGTTTGTATGCACAGTTAGTTAATATCAAGAACGAAATCAACAACACTATTTTTTTTATCATATTTATCTCCATTTTTTTTGTTATCCTTATTTACCATATCAGAAGATGTATTACCAGTCGCAACTTCATATTCCTGGATATATTCTTCTATCTTACTACTAGAGATATAAGGGTGTCCGATTTTTCTAGACTCTCCAATAGCCCATTTAAGTTTTTTTATTAAGTT